GTTCCGTTGCCGCTGATAGCTAATGAGCCACCAGCTAGGGTACCTGTCACCGTCAGCGAGTCGCCACTGGCGTCCACGAAGGTAACGGTACCGTTGAAGTTAGGGTCAAGAATAGGAGCCGCGCCTGCGAATGCAGTCGAGATGGCGTTGAACTCCGCTGAGAAGTCAGCACCTAAGATGACCTTATCGGGGTCTTCCTTAGGTAATGTATCCTTGGTTAAGAAGTCTGTGAGTGGAGTATAAAAGATTGCCATGTGGTCTCCTGAAGAATGAGTGGGGTACTCGCTCGCTTGCGCTAGCTTTCCCCCGTAGTGATTAGACCGCCGCTGTTACTACAACTCCAGCTTCTGGTCGGTACGTCTCAACGCCATACAAGGTGTCAGCCGTCATTAAGTCAGCCAAGAACTCTTGCTTGTACTGAGTCTGAGTACGAACACCCAGTTGCTCAGCCAATACCAGAGCGTCCTTGTGGAACAACAAGCAGTCAGTCTCGCCGCCTGCGGTTGCCAAGTTAGTGGAGACGTAGATGTCTACACCATACAGGCTACCGATCTTGCCGTTCATGACAGGTTGCCCAGTGACGAAGTCACTAGAGATGTACTGAGATACACCCAGCATCTCGCGCTTCACAGCAGGCGGGATAACGAACACACGGCTGTCGCCGGGTACGTTGTTGTCGTCGAGGATCTGGATTGCTTGGCGAAAGCCAGCGTCGTTAAACGCTACAGCAGGTCCAGTACCATCGATGCCATTTGCGATGAAGTTCATCTGAGCAGTGAAACCAGTACCTGCTTCAGCAATCAACGCGGAGTCCACGTTAGTAGCCAGAGCATAACCAGCGTCTTCAGTGTAGAAGCGTCGCAGAGAGTTCAGAGCCTGAACGTCTGTGATGTCTTCGATTAAGCGAGAGTACTCGAAGTGCTGGTCGATTGTTACGACCAACTCGCCGGTGGTGCCAGCGATCAGAGAAACCTGAGTCTCTGCTACCTTAGCTGACGCGTCTCCACGATCAGGCTTAGGGATATGAATAGTGTCTCCCTTCTTGCCTACCATAGACATAGCGCGTACCAGAGGCTTAACAACCAAAGACTTCTCGTAAGAAGCAATGATCTCATCACTCCAAATCTCTGGAATGAATGTAGCCGCTGTAGTGTTTGTTACATGTGATGATCCAAGTGCCATTGTAATGATTCCTTAGTGGGTTATTTGACCCTCTTCTCCTCATACGCTTTCATGATCTCAGGCAGTAATGCCTCATAACGTTTGGGATCAGAGTTCATGAGTTCGATAATGTCACGGCGGCGGTAGATCTTCTTGGACGTAGCGCCCTCGGGATTCGACCGTGCCGTACCTGTAGAGGCTCGTTTGACCTCGTTCTTCTGGTGTTGCTTCTCGACCTTAGCAGTCTGAGCCACGACACCTTGCCTTTCCTTGTAGAGCGTAATCAACTCGTTCGCCGCCTCGAAGTCATACCTCGCGTCAGCTTGTTGAAACAACTCCCGTCTAATGGGAGAGCTACGGACCCACTCCTTAAAGCCATCATCCTTCAGCACGTTATCCATGTCTGGGTGCGCTGTCTTCAGTTGAGCAATAGCTTGTGATTTAGCCATCTCTGCCGCGACCTGCTGTGCCTGTCGGAGCGTAGGATGGTTGTCTATAGCCTTCGCCATAGCCGCATTCGGATCAGCGAAGAAGTCTACTTCCTCTACTACTTCCGGTGCAGACTGTTGCGCCACATTGCTTTGTACGTATTCGTCGAAGTGACGTCTGAGTTCTCCAACCTCCGAAGACTGTTGGCCCAGCCGCTTCTCTAACTCTTGGTGCATACGTGCGATGTCTGACGCTGATTTGCCCTTGTACTTATCTGGAAGATCCTCTTCCGATGGAGCCTCTGCTTCTTCCACGGGTGCCTCCGCTTCAGCGGGTGCCTCCTCAAGAGTAGCGAACTCTTCTGTGGTCTCGGCTTCGTTCTCCTCGAATGGAATTGCCTTCTTTACTAAGTCTTGAGCATCTACAATAGTAGCCATTATGAACTCCTTTATCCCACTAGGGGAGGATTGATTAAGGACGACCTCAGGCTGAGAGGCTACCGTCCTATGTTAGTCACTTGTGTCTGCGTTCCCATTTGATAGCGGCTCCGGGGAAGTCCCCAGAAGCACCATCGAGTACGCAAGCCACAGGACTTATGATGGAACGAGAGTCAGAGGAGCAGACCGAGCACCGGACCGTGTCCCCCTTCCTACCGTACACTTCATCTACGTGACCGCAGGAGGTGCATTTAACGTCATAGATCACGTTCATCTTCTAGCTCCTCTGCGGCTAATATACTGTTCTCGTACCCGGCGAACTGACGGAGGGCCGATAGCCTACCGCGAGCCTGCCAGAACTCTTCAACAGAGTCACAGTGTTCAAGTGTGAGTACCGACATAGCTTCCTCGATCTCCTCTTGGAAGGTACGCCATCCGTCTGTTAGGAACATTGTACGAGCGTCCTCGAAGTAGTCAGTCATCCTTCTTGACCTTCTTAACCTTCAACTCGGCTAGCTGGTTCTCTAGCTTGTTAACTCTGTCGAGTAGGTCCTGAAGGTACTTAGTGGTTGACTCTACTAACTGGTCGAACTTCTTTTGATCTACCATGATTATCTCCTTGAGGTCATGAAAGGTTGTTGATGATGTCATTAAGTGAACTGGTGATAGCGTCTCGTAATCCCTCTACTGTTGTCTCGTTGGAGACAGCCTGTTGAAGAGTAGTGAAAGCACTAACCACCTCGGATCGTGTAGTGATGCCCGTAAGCTCTGATCCATTCCCTACGAACTTGTTAGCTGTGACTGTTCCGGTGAAGCTAGAGTCATTACCTATCTTGGCCCCAATGAAGAAGGGATCTCGTAGGCTG